ATATGAGGAGCTAAAAAATGGCACTACAAAAGCTAGTATCGGAGAAGCTTCAGTTGGAGTCCAAGTGGGCGAATCAAGCGTTACAACAGGGTAGAGTAACGACTGATATGAAGTGGATCGATATAAAGATTAAAGATCTGAAAAAAAGAATCAATGAACAAAGTGTTCTTGATGCATCACAGGATCTTGTTACAAACAGCTAGTAAAAAAGACTGGCAACCTATCGAAAAATCATTTATAACAAGGGCTATCTATGGCTGTAAAAAAAGGAGATAGTTATGCACATATTCCTAACTATATTAGGCATTATATCGAATCAACCGAGCGAGGCCACATTATTAAAATTGTTACTGAAGGCGGAGTCGCAACATACAATTGTGAGTGGGCTACTTATAAAAGATCAGGAAAAATTACAAGACCGAAAGATTAAAGTATTCCAAGATTTCTAAGTTCTTCCGGTGTCCGTTGTTTGCTACACATTGTACAGTCTACTCGAATCTTTTCAGTTTCGGAAGTATCTTTCCAAACCCATATTTCTCGAGTATCCCCACATCTTACACAAGGTGTTTTTTTCTCTTTATCCATTTCTACTTTCGCGTCTGCAAATAATTTTAACATAGCTCTATAAGCGGTGCCACTATTATAATTCATTTTTAATATAGTTTACGTTAATTACAATTCTTCTATCATGATCTGTGCTAGAAGATCCCGTATGTTTTACATGAGAATCAAATTCAACAAATTGGTTTTCTATACTTTGTATCTTCTCTCCGTTTTCAAATTTTGAGTAACCATTATTACTATTTACATAAAGTATACCCGTTTTTATTTTAGCATTGTCGTTTAAAAAGTCTACGTGCATACCATGTTCTTGATGCTTAAACGTTCTAACAGTTAAATTTGCTTTAACCCTAAGTAATGAAAAGATTTTAAGCTTGTTAAGTAAGGGCGCAAGTATATCAAAATAATGAGATACAATTTTATATGTATTATAAAAAGGATGTACAAATTGTATGTTAGGGGTGTCTTTAGCTATCTCGTGAGCTTTAAGTATATTACTAGCGTACCAAGGAAAATCTGCAGATTCCATTATCAATTTAATAGCTGACATTTCTTCTGGTTTTAAAAAATTTTTATAGACTTTCATGTATCAAGTTCAGGCCTTGAGTAAATCCACAGATAGTTCTTCTTGTAATATTTGTAAAATTTCTTGTCTTTAAAATATTCTGCAATATCTTCTGAGGGTACTTGATCTGATGAGATACACTCAGCAACATCTTCATACTCAGATTCTTTAAGTTTTTTACTCATAAAGCATATTCAAAGTTCTGTGTTGTAGGGTTAATGCTAATAAGTTTAGCTTTGTTCCTAATATGAAAATGAGTAGCCATTGGACTTAATGGTGAAAGAGTTACTACTTTTTTAATTTCTTTGTGGGTCTTAATAAATTCAAGAGCTTTATGAATAATCTCTCTTCCTGCTCCTCTTTTCCTTGACCAAACGGTATAAGCCACAGCAGTATTAGCGTCTTTCTTAAGATGCGCGTTTTGAGACATAATATCTAACTCTTTTACGGATTTTGGAATATCGTTCGTATAGGCAATACAAATAATCCCCTCGATCTCATTATTAAATTTAAGACCATATATTTTTCTTCCATAACTCCTTCTAAATTCTAAATCTAATTCAGGTCTAACAGGATCTTCCTCAACATTGATAGAATCAAGTTCTACTAAGTGGGTTCCTTTAACCCATTTAAAAAAGTTATCTATTTTATCTTTTATTATATCCATTACTCATCTTTCGCCTCTCCCCAAGAACGACCTAGGGCCACATCACATTTGAAAGGTACTTTTAAGTTTTCAACTGCGTTTTCCATTTTATCTTGTATAACTTTAATATCTTTATCAGTTCCAATACTAAAACATAATTCATCATGTATTTGTAATAAGGGTAAGTGACCCGCTTTGTAACAATCTATCATAGCTTGCTTCGCCTGGTCTGCAGCTGAACCCTGTATTAACCTATTTAAAGCTTTATATGTAAATGCTCTTCTAATATTATTTCCATAATTAGCTTTGGCCTCGTTGTAAGCCATAGCTTGGTTCATACCAAAAGTTGCTGGTTCCCATTTATCAAATCTACACTTACGACCTTTTATGGTTCTAATAAAACCAAACTTACTAGCTGACTGTGTAACTGCGCTAGCTAATTTTTTTACAAAAGGCACTCTAGAATTATATTTATTTAAAAGTATCTCTGCTTTATCTTTATCAATACCAAGTTCTTTGGATAATTTAGCTTTACCCATTCCATAAAAAAGACCCAAATTGATCGTCTTCGCTTGCGTCCTAGATATACCTGCCATATCAGCTACAATTTGATGAAAGTCTGCCGATTCGTCTGCATAAGCTTGAATAAATTCATCAGACCCGTCTAAACGCTCTCCAATAGACGCTGAGTAGTGTGCTACTAAACGTGGCTCCTGTTGTGAATAATCAAATGAACCCCATTGTCTGCCCTCCTCTGGAAGAAATAGAGACCTTATTTTGTTACCGTACTCTTTGTTTCTTGCTGGTATTTGTTGAAGATTAGGATTTGCATAGGACAGTCTACCTGACACAGTTCCACCTTGATCTGATCTCAATTGGTTTATCTCTGCATGTATTCTGCCTTTGTGTACATATCTTTGTATAGAATCTATAAATGTTGAATGAAACTTATTTATTTCCCTAGCTTCTCTTACTAAACCAGCTATAGGATGTTCACAATTTTGTAACCAGTTGGTTGTAAAGGATGGTTCATTGGATTTAGCTGTTCTTGGATACTCAACTCCCAATCTATCAAATACTTGTGCCACACTTCTTGCAGCCCAAATATCTACATCTAAAGTAGTTTCTTTTTTAATTTTATGTAAAACTTCTTTTTCTTTTAATCTAAATTCTTTTTTTAGTAATGCTGCCTTTGCTTCATCAACTCTAATTCCTGTCTGTCTCATTTTAATTAGAATAGGTAGAAGCTCCATTTCCATTTCCCACACATCATTAATAGATTGTTTTTGTATTTCGCCTTTAAATCTATGCCATAATTTCAGAGTAAGTGCAGCGTCTTGCTCTGCATAAAAACCAACATAACCTGCAGGCATTTTCCAGAGATCTTGTTTAGGATCTATACCCCACTCTTTAGCTTTTTCTTTCAAAAAGGTTTCGTTTTTAATTTCACCTAAATAATCTTTTGCACAAGCATTTAAGGAGAAGCTCCACCTGTTCTCGTCAATTAAAGCTGCAGCTACCATTGTATCTACAATCTTACCATTTATTTCAAAACCATTAGCAAGCAACCACCCTACATCGTAAGAAGCATTATGAAAAATCTTTGTGCTTGGTCTTTTAAGTAAATCAACCATGAATGCTGTTGTTACAGCTAAATCCATATTACCACCAGCATCGTGTTGTATTGGAAAATACCATTGCTGACCTAATGCAGCGACAGCAAAGCCAACAATACCACCATCAAAAGTGGCCCAGCCAGAACCTCTTGTTTTTAAATTTGGATCTTTAGTTTCTAAATCAATTGCAACTTCGTCTGCTTGTCTTAAATCAGGATACTCTGATGGAGCCACCCAATCACTATCATTATATATAAAATTTAATTGATGACTCATAAATCTTGCATTTGAGCTATCATTTGTGCCCACTCCTCTTCTTTTGCAGGTGAATCATCAGGTAGTTCTACTTTCTTTTTTTTCTTTTTCATAAAATCTATCTCCATTTCACAATAATGAATTATTTTTTCTAAATCTTGAATTCCGCCTTTGTTTTTGTATCTGCACGTATATCTAATTACATTAGCCTGAAAAGGATTAAGTTGATTCTCTTGGATAAATGTCCAAGGTTCAATGACAAAAGACTTATAGTGAGACCCACCAATTTGTTTCTTAGGCATAGTTACTTTTATACAATTTATAATATTTACTCAAGGGAAAATGATACTTGTGATATGTACCTAATAAATGCAGTGTATTAATACTTCTTGTAACACCTGTATACCAAACTCTTAATTCTTTTACTCTGTCTTCTAAATTTTTTCTGTCAAAATGTGACGGAAAATTACATTTCGCTGATATTACTACATTGTCCGCTTCTCCTCCTTTAACTTGGTGAATGGTGTCTATAATAATTCTTGCCTTATCATTTAAATTTACCTCTGATACCAGCAGTTTCATAAAATATCTTTTCTCTGAATCTTTAAATTTTCTTTGAAAAGCATCCATCCAATTTTTTCTTTCTTCTGACATACCTCCTTGTAAATGTAATTGATCAAAATTAAATACTTGGTTGGGGTGAGCAAAGCTCCACTTTTTACTGTCCGTTGATCGGTAGCCGTGATCTATGTTTAATAAGTAGTTATACATATTGCATGCATCCTCTCTTGTTATTGCACCATCATCACATATAGTTTGCCAATCACAAATAGCTTTCCATTGATTAATATCAAATGATTTATTTCCACGCATATCTTGAAAGTATAAACCTAACTTTCTAGCTTCGTCCTGCATCTCTTTCTTTACATCATTGATTCGTGCAAGCACCATCCAAGATCCTTGTATCTCCCAAGGTATTTTTTTCAGTGTGCTCCACTTATAAATCTCTCCATCACTACCATTAGATGTAAACTCTTTTTTGATTCGGTGTCCCTCCATACCGTTTAAAATACACTTAGAAAAGAAATGTACTTTTTTATTTAGTCTTCGAGATTGCTTTAATATTTTTACTTTACCAGGAAAGGTTTGAAAGAATACAACATCAGCACCATTCCATTCATAAATAGCTTGATCATCATCCCCTGCAATATAAACTTTTTCTGCATTCATAGCTAATTTAACAACCATGTCCCATTGTAAAGGAGTCAGATCTTGAGCTTCATCTACCATTAATATTTTAAAAGGTAATGCTAAACCCGATTCAATATACTTCTGCACCATATCCGTAAAATCTAAACGATCGTTTTTAAACTCACCTGGATTAGCTTCGTAAGTTTTATATTGTTTATATCCTGCAATAATAGATTTAAACTGTTGTAGCCTAACTTTTTTTCTTGGTTCTTTTTTATAAAGATCTATTGGATCCATCTTCATGTTTCTTGCTCTATCATAAATTTGTAAGGACCAATTGTTATAAACTCTTTGATCATCCCAAGTAGGTTTATAATTAAGTTTTACTGTTCCATACTGTGTATGAAACTGCAGCATATCTACTTTAGGATCCAGTACAGGTATGTCTGAAAATTGTTGTCTGGCTAAACTATGTAAGGTTCTAAAATATTTAAAATCATCTTCATCGTAACCTTTAAATTGTTTACGAACTCTATCCCTACATTCTTCAACAGCTTTATTTGTAAATGAGATATAACAAATCTCATCAGGAGAGATACCTCTTTTTAAAAATCTTTCTACTCTTTTTAAAAGTCTATGGGTTTTACCTGTTCCTGGCGGACCAAAGAACTTAATTGTTTTCCCATGGAGCTTTTGCTTTAGTGAATTTGACATCTTTGTTTCTGTGTTCTGTTTGTTTTGGTAATGTTGCAACCCAATGTCTCGCTTGGATGCCTTGGAATTTTGCTTTCTTCTCACAACCTGCTCCTTGTAAGAATATAGTACAATCTTTTTCCGACCAATTGTAGCCTTGTTTTTTCATAAACTGTCTAAAAGTCTCAAGTTTAAATCTAATTTCTTTACCATCTTGAAAAATATTATCATGTTCAATTTGATCAAACTCTGTAATGGTATCTGTATCTTCAAAGAATTTTATTATCCTTGTATTAAATACTTCTTTTTTCTCTTCTTCTCCGTCAAAACCTTCCATATCTTGTTTATTGGTTATTAATTCTTCAAGCCAATCTCTGTAAGGATCGGGATCTCTTTTACTTGGTTTTAATGGTCTCCAAACAATATCGTAATTTAATAATCTCTCTCCGAGTAATTGTTGTTGGTAAAGCTGTTTTGTATCTAACTTTACTACTTTACCTTGTATAGGTAACAACCAATAAGGATCTGGATATGAATTGACTTTAACTAATTTACCAACCTCAGGTATGGCTTCGTTCAATCCTATACCATATTTTCTTTTGGCACATTGTGTGGATCCATTGCAATACATTCTAGCTACTGATGTCCCGCATTTATACGAGTAATCTTTTTTATCAACCTGATCAATAACTTTAGCTATTTCTTTTGGTGTAAGTGGTGGAACGCAAATAGTTTTATTCATTTCTCTTATTTCAGCTTCCCAATAATCCTTATCCTCATTTATTTTTTTACATAAAACACCAACATTAAACATAGCATCATTACGACCTTCTCCTTCTCTTATTTGATTTCTAACAAATTTGTTTACACAATTAGGCCACTGCTTGTCTTCGTTGTCCGTTGCTGTTTTAAGCTTTGTAAATTGTTCTTTTGTAATGATAAATTTTTTTACATACTCTATATATTTATCAAATGATAAACTTTTTGCTTCATCATCCATCGCACATCGTGTAGGAAACTTTGCATTATGGTAGGGCAAGTTTACAAACTGGCCTTTTTGTTTGTCGTCCCATTTTTCAGGAGATAAATCTACAGTATCTTGTGCAGGGAAAATATCAGTTTTTGTATCATTAACACCTAGATCAGATGCGATAGCTATCATTTTTTTTCTCATGTCAGCTGCAGCCACAGGTTCGGATAAATGTAATATTAAATGTAAGCCATTTGATTTTGACCTATAAGGTACAAATGGATATTTTCTTTCTCTAATTGTTTTAATAAATTTTTTATGATCGATATTGTATCTATCAACATCAATAACACCCCAACTTGTCGTTGAGTCGTCTCTTATAGGCACAGTTCCAAAACTGTCTTTGCCCTCTAAATGATCAAGCCAATTCTGATCTGTCATTGGAATAGGATTTATCCAACTACGCCATTCGTCTTTTCCATCAGATCTTTGCTTACCTAATTTTTTAGATTGACCATGATATGTATCAGACCCTTGGAACAGCTTTTTAAACTGCCCCAAGGATTTATTAAAGTCCATATTTAAAATGGAGTTTTTTCTGATGATTCTTCTTGGCCGTGTTTTACCTTAACACTTCCACTCATTAAAGATTGTCTAAACTTGTAAGCTCTATTTACTAAGCTTTCGTCTTGGACTAATCCTTCTGATGTAATCTCCCAACCATACCAAGAACCTAATTGGTTTTTCTCCAACACGGTCTTTAGTCTATATTGTTGAGTAAATGGTGCAGGTCTAAAGAAACCTTTGCCATCTTTTTTAGGAACTTGCATCATATTCATCATTGAATTCCACTTTTTAGATTTTTTTCTTTGAGTAGATTTCATTGTGATTAATGCTTCGCTGGCCATACTTTCTTCGACCACAACTACAAAATGAGAGGCTGTCTCTTCAATGTAGTTTCCAGATTCTAATCTATCTTTACCGTCATCACCTCTATTTGTTTTAGACATAACATCGCTATCAGCTGGATAGATATTTCTAGGTGCATTACTACCTTCTTGTCCTCTGTCTGCCCATTCAATGTATTCAAACTTGTAATAAGCAGGTATTACTAACATACCTTTATTACCGTCATAGAGTTTATCTGTAACAGTATTGTAGATCATTCCTGGTTTTGCAGCTTCAATATACTTTGAATCCCCAGCTGTCACTTGTGGTGATAACTGTCCTAAGATTTTAAGAAATGGTAACTGCAGTGATTTGCTATCAATGTTTTCAAAACCTTGATCTGCAAATTTTTCGATGTCGATTGTTGCTACTTCGTTTTTCTTTTTTGTAGCGAGGTCTTTTGCGTTAGACATGTTTACTCCTTCGTTTTTAGTTTTGCTTTATTTGCAATATAGATACCAAATAAATCAAACGGGAGTTCCTTTCCTTTTTCAACTTGTTCTTTAGCAAATGCTTTTAAAGTCATTGGTTCTACCTTTTGCTTTTGCAAATATTTAAAACCAAAGTTCTCACAAACCTTTACTAATTCTGCAACTTGATTGTCTTGTCCTCTGTTAAAAGTTGTAGTAACCGTATTTTTAATAAGGTCACCAAAACCTTTTTCACGAAGCCAACTAAAAGCCTCATCGGTACGACTTTCAGGTATTCTAGCCCCATAAAAGGGCTTAACTTCAACTTGCGTACCATCAGCAAGTTTAATTGCGTTAACACCAGCTTCTTGCATAAGCTCTGGTATTTTTCGTTCCTGATAATCTTTGTATTTAGCTTTTTTAAGAGAAAGAACTTCCTCAGCTTGGTCTATTTCATTTTCAAGTTTTTTCATTTCATTACAAGCGTCCGAGATTGATTTCGTGCTCGCAGTATCCACTTCTAAATTTGAA